GCCGAACAAGCCGAGCGCAATGCGGTCGGCGCGTTCACCGAACATGATTTCCTGTATCTTCTCCATTGTCCTCGCAAACATAATCACACCTCGCTCGGGTCGCAAGCCGCGTAAAACTTCAGAGGCTGAAAGTTCGGGTTCTCTTCCATGAAGAACTCAACCAAACGCTCCTCAAGTTCCTCGAACGCACCCACAATCGCCTCAGATTCGGGAATCCCCAAATAGTTGTACTTCGTCACGCTAATCGCCCTAGCGATTGCGACATAATGCTTCCTAGTCATAACGCTCCTTGTTAGCCACGATTCCGCACCGTGGAATCAGGTACACGGAGCAGAGGGAGAACCCCGTGCACCCTCACCGCCTTGCGGAAAACCCTAGATTAGTTCGGGCGATAAGCCCAGAACCAAGCGTCCTCCAATGCGTCAATCCACACATAACCACGGCGACGCAAACGACGAACCCACATCACATACTTCACACTAGCCTCCTTGTTGATTGGACTGGACGACCCTTATCTATGACGCACACCCCCGCCCAAGCGAGGGTGTGCCACACGCTAGATGGCATCCCAACACGCAATTTCTTGCCCCTGAAAGTCGGGAACCGACGACACAAGCAGAACCACGACAGCATCATCGTAGCCCGCTTCCCGCCAATGATGGGCGCACGCTTCCGCCAACTCGGCAGTCTCCAGCCCATTGTCCGTAACGATTCGCCCCCTCGCCATAACATGAAACCTACCCATTATTCCTCCTCCTGAAATCGCAACTCCACATAACGGGACTCCACAGAGTCCAACGCCTCATTATGCCAACCCATCACGACCCCCTACGGGACATGACGACCCGACCTTCCGCGTGGCGACTACAAGTCACCTCGGCAACACGGACAAACACCGTCGCCCGATTATCACACTTCGGGCAACAATACACGCCCTTCGGCATAAGCCGAACCTTACTGTCCTTGCTCATAACGCACCTCCCTAATGCTAGTCAATCTGGACTCATCAGCACAGGCGTCACCTGTGGACGGGCGGGCTGGCGAACCAGCCCACCCGTTTCGTCCTGCCTACTTCGCGAGGCGAGCGTAGGTGAAGAACACCGTCGGAACAGCGTTGTCCTTCACGGGAATCGTGACCGCAACCGCCCGCTTCACGCGAACCTGCTGGACTTCACCGTCCACCTTGCGGACGGACACGAGCGAACCCTCCTCGGGAGCATGGTCGGCAGGAAACCCCACCGTCCAGTCTGCTCCCACTCGGGCGTAACCGCCGTACACGATTGTGTCTGTTGCCTTCTTGCGTGCCATGTGGCATCCTCCTTGTTGTAGTGCCGTCCCTCTATGACGCACACCCCCTACCGAGTGTGTGCGTCGCCGTTCAGCGTGGACAGCATGACCACCGAACGACAATCGCCATCTATGACGCACTCCCCCACCCACACGCCGCATCAGCGACGAGCAGAGCGTCGGTGTGTGCCATCGACGAACAACTGCCCCCCTTCTATGACGCACACCCCCGCCCGCGTACGATGCCGATACGCAACAGGTCGCTCCGCACTCTCCCGCCCGCCTGCCTGTGAGGCGTCGGCATTTTTTTGGGAGCCTTGTGGGTGGGCGTGTGCGTGCGCATTTACGCGGTCGGGTGGGCGCGTGCGCATGGCGACGGGGGGCATGGGGGGGTACGCCACCCCTTGCTGATAGTACTATAACAACGCATAGCCAATTTGTTAAATTTAGAATCGGTCTATACAAGGCAAATTTTTGGGTTAGCCCTATTGATGTACTGGCTTGTCCATGCTGTCTGGGCCTTATTGCGTAAGGGTGGGGATACGAAAAAACGGCCCCGTTTAGGGGCCGTTTTCCATTAGATTGTTACAGTTGTGTTACGAACCCTTAACCCACTTTTTGTTCTTGGGTTGAGTTGTCTTGGCTGGGTTCCACTTTACCTTGTCTGCCCAGTAGGCAGCGGACATTGGTCCGCGTGCAATGTTCTTGGCATGACGACTGGCAAAGGCTTGCTGTTGTCCACGGGTTTGGTTGGTGCGTACGCCTTGCTGTCCGAAGCGGATGGTTTTGACTTGACCACCAGATTTGGCTACTACGATGTGTGACTTGGTTGGATGTCCTGGGGTTCGCTTCGGCTTATTGTAGCCCGATACTCCAGCGCGTGCCAGTCGGGGGTCGCGTTTTGCGGTTGCCATTATTTAGCCTTTCGTGCTGCACGACCCGCCGCTTTGGCGGCAGGGGTGTTGGAAACAAACTGTTTACCAGACTTGGATGCTTTGACTTTCTTTCGGTTTGTCGCAGCCTTTTCGGCTGGCGTCAGTTTTGTCCATGCCTCCTTAGGCAGATAGCGTGTCGTCTTAGAGCCACGGATAGCGGGCTTACCGTCGGAGGTTGTCCACTTCTCTTTGGTCCACTTGGACAACGACTGCTGCTTGGCTGTTTTGGGGCCAGAGTATCCTCCACCTGCCTTTTCGTAAGCCTGCGCCAGTAGTTGTGCTTTGCGGGCTGACCATTGTCCTGGTCGCCCGCCTTTGGAACTAGCCATAATGCGGTTCTTAATGCGTTCCCGCATAGCGGGATTACTGTAGGCCATTACTTGCGTTTACGCTTTGCCACACCAGCCTCAGACATCGCAATAGCGACAGCCTGACGGCGGGACTTAACCACTTTGCCACCCTTGCCACTATGCAGGCTGCCAGCCTTGTATTCACGCATTACTTTAGCGACTTTGGCGGGGCGTTTGCGAGTTGCCATTACCAGAACCCTTCTTCTTACTCTTAGCGAAAATCTGGGCCAACAAACGGTCCCTATCGCTGATGGGCTTATTGTCACTTGTCATCAATCCACCCCGAAAGTATCAAACGCATTGCTACCGCAATTCCTACCAAAGTAGCAATAGCAGCCCCTACTATAACAAGGAATGTTCCCATTGCCCCTCTTTTCTGTCCATGCTGTAAACGGTTAAATCTTCTAGAGTTTTCAGTTCCTGGCCACGCTCACTGGGTTCGCGTGGCGGACCGTACCAACGGTCCCCCTCCGTGTGGTTCCCCCATATCAAAAACACCTCGTTCCCTAGACAAGTAGAATACAAGTTAACATTACTTCCAATAACGGCGCGGACAGACGCTCAACTTGTAACATTTGGCCACAAAAAATTAATAATACTGTAACATTAGGGAACGGGTTCGCTATGTTGAATGTCTGATTTCTTGGATGAACGCCAGGAGAAGTTTCTCAATTGGTTAGTCACCCCGCCGAATGGCAGGGTGCCTTCCTCTCAGGCTGCCTATGCGCTAGAGAACAACATTGACGAGACGACTCTTCGCCGTTGGAAAAAGAAGCCTGCGTTTAAGTCGGAGTGGGAAAAGCGTGTAAGCGACCTACAAGGTTCGCCCGAGCGAACCCAGGCGCTTTTGGACAATTTGTTTCAGCGTGCGTTGGAGGGGGACAATAACTCGGCCAAGTTGTATCTCCAGGCTACGGGGCGTCTAGCCCCCGTGCAGGTTAATGTGGAGCATACCTCTAAGGCAAGTGAGTTGTCGGATGCCGAGTTGGCGGAGTTGATTTCGATGCACGCCAGTAACGAGCAGCGTTTCCGTTTGGAGACAAGAACGGCTAAGGTGGATAATGGCGACAACTAACGACGCAATGTATGTGGCGCTGAAAGCGCTGTATCCCTCGGTCGGTGATACTCTTGGTGATTTGCTGTATGCCCACTGGTCTGCTGTCGGCTTGGACAAGCGTGGTACTTTGCAGTACGATTTTTATGTCTCTCAGGGTGCGGTTGGCACCACTCTGGGTGACTTGGCAAACAGTTATTGGAATGACCCAGATTATACGGCCAGCAACCTTGAGGATGAACTAGGGAACGATTTGCTACTAGAGGACGGGTCGTTTATTCTGTTGGAAGCAGGTAACATCTAGTGGCTGACCTAAAGATTTCTCAGTTGACGGCGCTTACGGCCATTGATGCCGTTGGTGCCGATGTTTTGCCAATCGTTGACGCTAGTGCGTCAACTACCAAAAAGATTGGCTTGGCCGATGTGGCCGAGTATGTTTCGGTATCTTCGGCAATTACAACTCTTTTGGCCTCTAAGCAAAATGTTGTTTCTGGTGTAGATTCTACCGAAATTGGTTATCTGAATGGTGTAACTTCGTCGATTCAGACGCAGTTGGATAGCAAGGTTGCAGCAACCGTAGTCGATGCAAAGGGCGACCTTTTGGTCGGTACCGCAGACAACACGGTTGGCCGTATTGAGGTTGGAACCAATGGCCAGTTTTTGACTGCCGATTCCACCACGGGCAGCGGCCTGAAGTGGTCTAGTGTTAGCGTTAGTCCCGTTTGGGATGACGACCAAAATATCCTGGCCAACATTGTTTTTGGCTAACTAGGGAACGGAGAATAATAGTATATGGCAACTTTTGCAAAGCAGACACTGAGCGGGTCAACCGATGGTCGTCCCGTTTTGGTGGCGGCAACCACCATTGGTGCTGGAACAACGATTCACACGGGTTCTAGCACCGCTACCACTTTTGATGAGATTTGGCTTTATGCCGCCAACTCGTCAACCAGCGCAGTTAAGTTGACTGTTGGTTGGGGCGGCACCACGGACCCCAATGACTTGATTGAAATTACTCTTACTGGTGAATCTGGTCTTGTCCTCATTGCGCCTGGACTTGTATTGAAGGGAAATGCCACGCCGTTGGTGGTTCGCGCATCCGCTGGTACTGCCAGCGTGATTACGCTGCACGGCTATGTCAATAGAATTACGGCTTAATTATGTCTCGTGGTAATAGAGGTGAAGTAAGCCAGCCAATTGCCAAAAAGGTTAATAATGGCCGTGGTTTCTGGCAGGGCATAGTTGCATCTGGCGGCGCTGTTGATTCTAGCACCTACAGCCAGGACGGAAACACATACGCCTATCACCAGTTTAACGCTAGTGGGACTTTTACCGTAAATGCTGCTAGTAGCGCATTCGGCTCAACAGTGGATGTAATGGTTGTTGCTGGTGGTGGAACTGGCGTAAACGGTGGCGGTGGCGGTGCAGGAGGATACCGAGTTTTTACTGGTGTTGCTGTAACCGCACAGGCTTACACGATTACGGTTGGTGGCGCGGGTGGAACTTCTAGCGCATTGGGTTATTCTTCTAGCGCTGGTGGTGCTGGTGGTGGAGGTTATGGCAACGGTTCTGCTGGTGGTTCTGGTGGCGGCGGCGGAGGAACAAACGGTTGTCAAGGCGGTGGCGTTGGTGGTGCTGGTAACTCTGGTGGCTATAACCCACCCGAAGGAACTGCTGGTGGAACAAATACCTGTGGTTCTGGAATGGGCGGTGGCGGCGCTGGAGCGGCTGGTACCACAACTGGTGGTGCTGGTGCAGCCAACTCTTTCACTGGAACATCTGTAACATATTCCCGTGGTGGATATGGTGCTTCTACAACGGCTAATACTGGGAACGGTGGAAACTCTGGTGCTGCTGGTCAATCTGGTGTTGTTGTGATTCGTTATAGGATTGGTTAATCATGGCTCATTTTGCTAAAATAAATGAAGATGGCGTAGTTCAAGACATAATTGTTGTGGCAAATGAAGATTGTGCTGGTGGGGATTATCCAGAATCGGAATCACACGGGCAGGACTTTATTGCTGCTTTGGGAATTCCTGGAACATGGAAGCAAACTTCTTATAGTAAATCCTTTAGGAAAGATTTTGCTCAACCTGGATTTTTGTTTCTTGCAGAACCAGATGTTTTTGTTGAACCACGACCCCATGCTAGTTGGTCGTTGAACTCTTCGTATGACTGGGTTGCCCCAGTCGCAAAACCAGAGGATGGACAGCATTATCTCTGGAATGAGGAAAAGCAGCAGTGGGACCTGGACGCATCTTATCATTTTGAGAATGAGTTCATTGACTGAAAAAAATCTTTCACCACAAGAAAGATTGGACATTTGTAATTCGTGTGACAGATTGCATGAATGGATACCAGGATGTCCGCAGTGTCTAGAGTGTGGTTGTTTTATGAAAGTTAAAACCCGTTTCAGGGTTTTTCATTGCCCATTGGGAAAGTGGTGATTATGAGCAAGCAGCAGTTGGAAGTTCTAAAGTCTTGGGGTAAGGTTTTTGCCGCAGGTGTTGTAGCGTTGGCTATTTCTGGTGAGCGTGACCCGAAGGCTTTAGTGGCTGCTGGTATTGCAGCCGTCTTGCCCGTTGTGTACACTTGGCTTGACCCGTCAGATAAGCGTTTTGGTCGCGGCTACAAGAAGCCTGCGAAGAAGGCGGCCAAGAAAGCCGCCCGATGAAGCGTCGGCCCTATACGGGCTTTGACGGCGTTGCCAAAGGCAAGCGCCGTGGAACCGAAACATTTGTCAAACACGCAAGGCTGCTCAGCAAGGGCAACCTTTGGAATAATGGCACTTGGGGTGTTCGACCAATTCGTGGTTCTGACCGCATGAGTGTTCACGCTACTGGTCGCGCAATGGACCTTAGTTGGCGCGGCAAGGACAGAGCCGAGGCGAACAAGTTCATTGAAATGGTTGTCGCTAATGCGGACAAACTTGGTGTTGAACTCGTAATTGATTATTGGCCCCGCCCACATGGCAGGGCCTATAAATGTACGCGACCTGGCTGGGTGCGCTACACCAAGAAAACAGTGTCGGGCGCACCTCAGGGAGACTGGTACCATTTGGAACTGTCTCCAGAGTTTGCCGATGACCCAAAGAAAGTCCACCAGGCTTTTAAGTCGCTTTTTGAGTGACACCACCCTACTAGGGTTATAACTATGATGAGACTTGTGTTTGCCATATCCGTGTTTATGTCAGGGTTGTTTCTTTCTGTCCCTGCCGCAAAGGCGACCCCAAAACATCTTAGGTGTGACGACAGGTTTACGATTACGGCGCTGGCGGCTTCTGGCCGCCCAGCGGGAATCCGACAGGTTGATTATGTTATGTGGAGGGAATCACGCTGTCGCCAGGTTGCCTTTAATCCGCATGACCCCATGGGTGGTTCTTATGGTTTGTTTCAGATTAACGCATTTTGGTGTAAGCCAAATCGTTATAGCAAGCGGGGGTGGCTACAGGAACAGGGCATCCTAAAAACCTGCGAGGAACTGTTTAACCCTATTGTGAACGCTATGGCGTTTATGGCTATTTTTGATTATTCGCACGACAGGAACGGAAACGGCTGGATTCCGTGGGGTGGTAAGCCAAGATGGAACTCAGAGAGTTAGTTAACGAGGCCGAGTTCAGGAAGTGTCGCGGACCCAAGGATGGGTCCGTAGAAGACCAACTGGAAGCCTTCAAGTATTTTTGCGAAAACTACTGGTACATTAAGCATCCAGAACATGGGCGCATTAAGTTTGAGTTGCGCGAAGCGCAAATTGATACGGTCAAAACCTGGATGTCGGAACGATACACAATTGTTCTTAAGGCCCGCCAGATTGGTTTTAGTACACTGGCTGCTGCTTATGCGTTTTGGCTAACCTTTTTTGCCCAAGACCGTTTTGTGGTTATGTTGTCCAGAACGGAACGAGAGTCTGTTAAGTTGTTGGCAAAAGCGAAGTATGGTTATCGCTTTTTGCCACAGTGGATAAAGGAGCGTGGTCCGCAGCAAACTACGGACCACCAGTTGAAAATGGTGTTTGACAATGAATCTGCTATTGAATCTTTGCCTAGTAGTAATGACCCTGCTCGTGGTGAGTCAGTCTATTTGGTTATCGTTGACGAATGGGCGTTCC